ATTCGCTAGCCAGTGGGGAGCCCATGCACTCCGCCGCCCATAGCATGGATTTCTTTCTTTTCTCGCCATCTTTTAGGGTAATTCCGTGACGGTCAAACCAAAGGTGAACGAGGTCGGAAAGACGACGGCGATCTTTGCCATCACCTAGCCAGGGGGAGTCATCAACTTTTTGCATTGTGAAGTTTTCGAATGCAAGAGCTTCCCCTTTAGTAGAGAATTTTTTACGGACTCTTTTACCCTGCTTACCATCGCTACGATTAACTGTATAAAAGTCAGCGACCCATTGCCCATCACTTAATTTTCGAACGGTCATAACTAATCATCCGCTGATTATTGTTAGCACCACACGCCCGATAACGCTTATGTCATCAATGGAACAGTCAAAAGCCGCGCCAGCGCCGCTAACACGAACTTTCTTTACTGGGATCCGGGTCAGTGTCCTTACGCTTGTTTTACCTTCAATATCGACAAGCCATTCACCATCAAACACCTCTGAAAACTCCCTCTCGATAACATACGTCGTTGAGCTTTCAATGACACAAAGAGGTTTCGTTGGCACTGCTTTTCCTGGCAAAAATGTAGCTTTATCCAACATAAGAACCCCTGAGTCGTAAAGCTGACCATCGACAATTTTTTGTCTGGAAACTCTCAGAATATCGAGGTCTTCGCCGTCAAACTTTGGCCCATTCCCGGTAACCAGCCACTCAAGCGTAGCGCCCGTCTCAGCCATGCAGCGAACCACGATATCTGCTGGGAAAAAGTCCCTCTTATATCGATTAGCAAGGCTACTACTCGCTATCCCTAAATGTTCTGCAAGAGCGACTTTAGTTCTGAATCCATACGCCTCAATGACGCGATCTAAGGTGTCATTTCCGCCTTGTGAAAAATCAATTTGTAGCTTCATGAAAACTTATCCTTGCAAGTTTTCGTGGAGTGATATTAAACTCCGCTTTGTAGGTTTAAAGAAACATTGCCCATTATTGCCCTGTATTGCCGTACAGGTTAACCAGCGGAGTTTGCCTTATGCGACCAAACATTACAATCGTCATCCCTGAGCCTTACCTGCCACTTGATGAGTATTGCCGCCGTACTGGTACTAACAAAGAAACAGCTAAGAACCTGATTGAATACGGAAAGTTACCAATCAAACCAAAGGGTAAACAGACTAAGGGCCTGGTTGAAGTCAACATGGCAGCTCTGACTATTCAAGCTCTGAGTGAATGCGACATTTCACTTAACGTGTAAATCATCATAGTGATTAGAGGGAGTCTAAACATGTTAGATTTTCGCGTTTCGTCACATGCACACTTTGATGATGCATGCAGAAAATTCGCGGCCACGCATAACGTGAAAGAGCTGGCCGATAAAGCCGGTATCAAACCGCATACGCTTTACAACAAACTCAACCCGGAACAGCCGCACCAGTTAACGCCGCGCGAAATCTGGACGCTGACAGACCTGACCGAAGATTCGACCCTCGTCGATGGTTTTCTGGCGCAGATCCATTGCCTGCCATGCGTGCCGGTCAACGAACTGGCAAAAGAGAAACTGCAATCCTACGTCATACGCGCCATGAGTGAACTCGGCGAGCTGGCGAGCGGTGCCGTTTCAGGCGACCGCCTTACCCCGGCCCGTAAGCAAAATATGATTGCGAGCGTAAACGCTGGTATTCGCATGCTGTCGCTGTCGGCAATGGCATTGCAGGCCCGGCTCCAGGCTAACCCGGCAATGACGAGTGTCGTCGATACCGTCAGCGGCATCGGCGCGTCATTCGGTTTGATTTGAGGTGCTTATGTTGACTAACGAACCGTCATTCGCCTCTCTGCTAAAAAAACGTAGCCCATCCATGCACTACGGGCACGGCTGGATAATGGGTAGCGACGGCCAGCGCTGGCATCCTTGCCGCTCTCAGTCCGAATTGTTGAACAGCTTAACAGCAAAAAAAGTCTCTGCGGTTAAGCGGCTTTTAAATGCATTAATGGGGGCAAAATGAACGAAAGAATTTCAGCTCATGACACCCAGGCGAGCAAGCTTTTTAGCAATGCTGATTGTTCTACCGAGCAACCGAAGACCATGACTGGCGAAGAGTGTTTCGCACGGTTTCATCAAAAAATGAAAGCAACAGAAAATAAGGCGCTGCGTAATTTCAATAAGCTTGATGAAGATTTTAAGTTTGTGATTTTAACGCTTGCTAACCGAAATAATCCGGGCGTGTTTCGCGTTGATGAAGTCGGTAAGCCATATGAGTATTTTGATATGGATCGCCGCAAGCTGATTATTGCGTCAATGAACAAAATTTCCCGCTGGGGTGGAATTTTGCCCCGGCATATTTCCATTCATGAATGCTTTTTAGCTAATTAAATAAACCCGTAATTAATGGCGTAAACCCGCCGGGCTTCTTATTGCCCGAAATCAGGAGATTAAGAATGCACAAACAAGCTTTAGAACCTAAAGAAAATACCGACCTGCTTCTTGAGGTTATCGGTATTGCAAAACGTGAAGAGCGTAAAGGTCGCGCTCTCGCTGTTTCCATCCGCCTGGAGGCACTGGCAACCCATATTGCGAACAAAGGTATGAGCGCCATAGAAGCGGCTGAACTGCTGCGCCGCGAAGCCACCCGCTACGAAAACGAATCGCAGGAGCTGCACTAATGGCCGACGCAATGGATATCGCACAACAGCGCGAGCAGGCAGAACGCGAGCGCCTTATCAACAACGCGCGCAGCCATATCGCTGCGCCTTCTCGTTTTACCTGCGAAGAGTGTGAAGCTCCAATCCCGGAGGAACGCCGCATTGCCATTCAGGGCGTTGCGCTATGCGTCACCTGTAAGGAAATCGCAGAACTTAAATTCAAACATTACAGGGGTGTATAAATGGGTATTCGTATCGAAGTCGGCGACAAATGGGTTATCACAAGCGACCAATATCAATTCATCCTGAATGAAAAGAAAGTCGTTAAGTCAGGTAACAAAGCTGGCGAGGAATGGCTCGATACTATCGGCTACTATCCGAAAATCGAACAGCTTGTTTCCGGCCTGATTCATCATCACATCCAGCAGTCGACCGTCACCTCAATTGAGGAAATGGCCGCAGAGATTAAGCGCATCAGCACACTATGTGGCGATGCATTTAACGTCATGGAACAAAGCGAAAAAATTGGAGGTTGTCACTGGATATCGTGGAATGAATTAAGCGAACGCGGTCTTATCATCCGTATTAATAACGAAATTTTACACCCTATTGGGCTGGCGGTTTTCCGTGACCCTCAAACAGGTATGTCACGGGGCGCTTTAGTTTCCCCTGACGGCGTATGGGAATATGACAAGTCCGTTTCAGTGAAGGGGTGAGCGTGGGTATTTCTTACGCTTATCCGTGGAACGCTCCACGGTCGGCAATAGCCAGCCCATACCTCACCTATGATGAAGAGCATCGCCGCGATCGAATGATTGCGGCTTTGCTGCGTGCGCGTAAAGCCCTCTCGCTTCAGCCTGAGTGTGTGCGCTTTGATGTATACCGTAAGGCTGATGCGCTGGAGAAAAGCCAGGGTAGCCAACGAGCCAATGCCTTTTTAGTCAATTTCTGCAAAAAGGCATTGCCGCGTATTGAGCTAGTTACCAAAAAATATCAGGTCAACGGCATCAACTCCGATGCATCTGCCGCTATTTTTGGCGGTCATTTTGATACCCGTTTATTACGTTATATGGCATCGCGCATGGTCAATATGGTCGGGCGTTACAATCGCCTGCCGGATATGGCAAAGGCCGATATTGACCTGCTGGCCGCTGATATCGCGAATTTTATTCGCTCTGAACTGGCAGAGCATGACGACGCTGATTCTGATTTCGGCGAGCTAGCGACGTTACATGGTTGGTATATGCGAGCCGGTCTAATAGCGTTGCAATTTGGCGTTACCCCGCCTCATTGGGCGGGGCTGACAACAAAATACTTTGACCAAGAAAAAGTCGCACCAGCAATCATGCGCATGTTTAACGATGTTTGGTGGCGTGGCCGTTTGCGTCGGATCGCAGCGTCATGGCGCGAGCATCTGCAAATCGCAATCGGCAATGTCAGCAAGAAAAAGCACGCCTACGCGAGTAAAAACTGTGTGTCAGACTGGCGCGAGCAAAAGCGCCGTACCCGCGAATTTCTGAAGGGCTTAGAGCTCGAAGACGAGGACGGCAACCGCATCAGCTTGATTGAAAAGTATGATGGTTCGGTTGCTAACCCTGCGATACGTCGCTGCGAACTGATGACCCGTATTCGGGGTTTCGAAAATATCTGCAATGACCTCGGCTATGTTGGTGAGTTTTATACGCTTACCGCGCCGTCGAAGTATCACGCCACCACAAAAGCCGGGTATCGAAACGGCAAATGGGACGGCTCCAGCCCGGCAGACACGCAAAAATACCTTACTGGCTTATGGGCGCGCATACGCGCGAAGCTGCACCGCGAAGAGATTCGTATTTTCGGGATCCGCGTAGCAGAACCCCACCACGACGGAACCCCTCACTGGCACATGCTTATGTTCATGTTGCCGGAAGATGTCGAGCGCGTGCGCCTCATCATCCGGGATTATTCGTGGGAGGAAGACCGCCACGAACTGAGAAGCGATAAAGCCAAAAAAGCACGCTTTCATGCCGAGGCCATCGACCCGGAAAAGGGCAGCGCTACCGGCTATGTCGCTAAATACATTTCCAAAAACATTGACGGCTATGCACTTGATGGCGAGCTCGACGACGAAAGCGGCGAACTGTTGAAAGAGACTGCTCCCTCCGTTTCTGCCTGGGCCGCGCGCTGGCATATTCGTCAGTTTCAATTTGTCGGTGGTGCGCCTGTGACCGTCTATCGCGAACTACGCCGCCTTGCTGATACTGAGACCGCGCATGGTCTGAGTGTTGAGTTTGCTGCTGTGCATGATGCTGCTGACGCCGGTGATTGGGCTGGTTACGTTAATGCCCAGGGCGGGCCATTTGTTCGCCGCGACGATTTGCAGGTGCGCACGTTGTACGAACCACGTACCGAGTTTAATCAGTACGGCGAGGAGACGGTCTGCATTCGTGGCGTTTACGACTCTGCCATCGGTGCCGATACCCCGATTATGACCCGCCTCACTCAGTGGAAGATTGTGCCGAAGCGTGCCGTTGATTTGGCCGTTGACCTTCAGGGCGCTCCTGCGCCCTCTCGGAGTTCTGTCAATAACTGTACGGGAAGCGAAAGCGATCTGCCGGAGCTGGATTTATCCAAACCGTTGAGTCGAAGTGAAAGGCGGAAGCTAACAGCCAGACTCAGGGACAAAAAACGGGTCACTAGGCGTGATTTTATCCACGGAACGGATAAACAAATTGCAGCCATTGACAGAACAATAGACGAGATTCAGCTCACTACCGGCGAAACCATTAGCCGGGGTGAGGCCCTGTACCTGATAGCCGGTGGCAAAAGTTGCATAAACGGCAAATGGTGCCGTGGTTCATCAACTGGTGAAATTTTCCCGACAGCACCGTCACAGCGAGCGCAGGCCAGACAAATCCTAAATCGAGTCGCGGGGTTAGCGTCAGTTACTAAGTTGAGACTGTAACTAATTCATATCCATATCATGCACATACGTCCTTTTATAGCGTAACTTTTTCTTTCATCTTTTTATCGATACGTGATACTGTGTATTTATACAGTATTCCGTATTGGAGGTTGTGTGGATAGAGAGTTAAACGAGCAAGTCATGATTGAACGGGTCGAGATGATTGCGCGTCTGACGACAGAGGGCGTTTGTCAGGAAAGAGATCGTGAAATTGCTTTGAATTTAATTGCGGAAATTGCGAGAGGGAACTTGATGA